CCAGGCGGTGCGCTGCAGGTCGCTGATAATCGCGCTGTGAGTACGCGTGTCGGCGGTCAGCCCGGACAGCGCCGCCGTGGTGATATCCTGCTGCATGGCGGCCCGTGCCTCACTCAGGGCGGTCATCACCGACCGACGGACGTCGTTCACGATAGCTTCAATCCAGGTACTGGTGAGGGCCGGAGCCGTCACTTCGTTCTGCATGAGGGTGGTGGCCACCGCCGCCAGCTCGCTGACCGTGACCAGTCGGGCTGTGCGGGTCAGCAGTTGCGTATCGCTGGCCCGGACGGCCGTCACCTGGCTCAGCGGCAGGGCAAAAGGTTTAGTGATGGTGGTGACGCTCCGGGCATTAATCCACGCCGTTGGCAGCGACAGCACCTTCCCGGCCAGATGGGTGGCCTGCTGCCAGTCTGATTTTACGCTCTCGCCGGTGAGGTTCAGGGTGTCGCTGAAGGTGCCCAGCATCCCTTTAAGGTCGCTGATAAGCGCCGACGGCGTGTCCAGCAGGTTGCTGACGCTCGCCACTGCCCCCTGAATCTCCTCCCGGACTTCACCCAGCAGGTATTCACCCTGGGCGATAATCGTGTTGATACGCTCCACGCCGTTCTCAAGCAGTCGGATATCTTTCATCGCGGTGCTGAAGGCGGAGGCGGCGCTGTCGAGCAGATGGTTCCCGGTGGAGAAAATACTCTCCGGGGCCTGACTGGCAGACGCCGTGGCAAACAATGCCTGCTCAGCCCCGGCCTCGGTGAAGACCAGCTCCACGGTGACCGCGTTGAGGGGCTCCACCTGCTTTTCAACCCCGGCTGACATAAACCGGGCGCGGGGAATGGAGCCGTATACCGGGTGCACCAGTTCGCCGGTTTCAGCAGATTTAAACGTGGTTAAAAGCGCCTTTAACTGCTGTTTCCAGTCATGGCCAAACAGAAAGGCGGTCAGCTTAAAGGAGACCGGGCGCAGGCCATGGTCTTCAATCGTCGCCCCGTCCTGATACGGATACGCGTAGCTCACGGTATCGCGGGCCAGCGCATCGCTGGTTGACAGACATTCGAACGCCACACCCCGGAACGAGGCGGGAAGCAGCTCATCAATACCGGCCAGCGCCGCCAGCTGGGAAAGCATATCGGTCATGAACCGTACCTCCGGTTTGTCAGCTCAGACTGCCGCATGATCTGCTGCGTCACCAGTTGGCTGTCCAGGTAAACGTTCACTACGGTCTGCTGTGGCTTAGACGGGGAAGTGCTGACATTGCCTTTGGTCGGTGCCGGAGTACTGTTGCTGATGAATTTATGGATCTCGTCCCAGACGTCCAGCGCCCCGGCAGGGTATGGCAGCTCGCTCCCCGGAAGGGGCGCACCTTTACCTTCCGCGATTTTATCTTTCCCGCGCTTGATAAAGTGTTCATAAAGGGAACTCCCCAGCATGGCGGCATCGGTGATGGGGTTAAGAACTTTCAGTGGTAACAGAAGCTTACTTTTCCCGGCGATCTCTCCTGTCTCTGTTAGCGCCTGAGCGATCTCATCACCTGCGGTACCTGCCGCCGGTGGTTCGACAACACCAGCTCCTGGTTTTTCTCCTTTACTGAAGAATTTTTTCCCCATTTTGTACAGCGCAAAACCGCCGACTCCCAGACCGCCCACCCCCCCTACCGCATCGTATAACGAATGGAATGCTGTAGTGGTAATCGAGACAGACTCGGCCAGCGTCGGAAATCTTTTGGCAAGATCGGCAAACTCATCAGCCAGCTTACCCGCAAGCGTGGTTGGTTCATTTGTAGCGTCATAGCTGGCAAATATGGCAGCGTTTTTAGCGTGGTTGAATTGCCACTCCGGGCCCTGCTTAATCAGATTAAAATCCTGCGAGGCAGAACGCTTGTTCTCAGTAAGATCGAACTGCGCTACACCTTCGTTCACAAGGCGGTTATAAAACTCACGGTTGCGATCAAAGTTGATATAGGCGTTTCGGGATTGCTGGTTATGAAACAGCGCAGAGATGTGTTCCCCATGATACCGCTGCAGCTGGGCTTCCAGTAGCTCACGCTTATCAGGATCGGTTGTGTGAGCAAGTTGTTTTTTCACGCGGCGGTACTGCGGATCGTTTTCATCCATTTTACCGATGACGTTCGTTATGGTATCCAGCGGCGTGAGCCCGAGTGCGAGATCGTGACGGGTCATTTTCTGAATATCAATGCCACGCCCGTTTATCTTGATACGTTTCGCATTGTTTTTCAGATTACTGGACGTCATTTCTGCCAGCAGATCGTTGACGTTGACTGCCGCATCCTCAGAGTTCTGCGCACCGATGGATGAAGCTTCAAATAAACCAGCGATTTGCGCGAAACCTCTGCGCCCGAAGAAGCCAGCAGATTTCCCTGCCTCCAGACCTCGCGGGATGGTTTCAGCCAGCACCGGCACACTCATGCGCCCATGCTGGGCATCCGTGGTCAGCAGACTGACAGCCGCGATGGCATCCTTATCGTTCAGCCCAAAGTTCACGGCGCTGGCCTGGGTATTAGCAACGGAAGCAGCATCAGCACCTGTTGCCACTGCATTTTTCAGTACGTTAGGCAAAAACTTACCGGGCTGGCCGGGTTTCATCACCCCTGAGCGCTGCATCGTTTCGAGCGCGGTCAGCGCTTCAGTAATGCTGGCTCCACTGTAGTCAGTCGCCGATCTGATTTGCTGGTCAATAACCCCCATACCTTTTTTGCGGCCTTCGAGCCCCAGACCGCTGTAGGTAAAGTTAGCCTGATTACGCAGTTCCTGGTCATATACCGCCCGATCCTCTATCGGTTTACGCAAGGCCAGACCAGTCCCCACGGCCACTGCACCCACGGTTCCGGCGACTTTAAGCCCGGTTTTCAGCCCCGAGGCCAGACGGCTCTGGGTACGCTCCGTTTCACCCAGCTCCCGGCGCAGCTTGCCGACGGTGCTGGTCATCTGGGCATACGCCCGCTGCTGCTCCATGGCTGACATCACGCCGGAGCGCTCAAGGCGGTTGTAGGCGGCCTCCGTCTGGGCAATCTCACGCCGGATATCCTGCTCGCTTCTGATGCCCAGTACGGCACGGGCCTCGCGGGCCGGGTTCCGGCTCAGGCGTTGTTGCTGCTGCTCAACCACGCTCATCTCTTTATTGAGGCGGCTGATGATGGACGATGTACGCTCCCAGGCACGTTGCTGCTCAGTCGCCGACAGCGTGCCGGAGCGGGCCAGACGCAGATAGGCGGCAGACGTCTGGTCAATTTTTTGCTGAATGGTGCGCTCGCTGCGGATACCCAGCACCTCGCGGGCCTCCTGCATGCGCTTCACTTCATTGCGGATACGCTGAATACCGGCGCTGGCGTTGTCGCGCAGGCCAATACTCATTTGTGTTTCAAAGGGACCGGCCATGGATTATGTCCTGGAGGATGGGCGGTTTCGCCGGGAGGACTGGCGGCGGCTCACATACGTTGTGCCACCCCCGCGCTGCTGTTTAAACCAGGCTTTGGGGGCCTCGATGCGCTGGACGCCATCGAGGAGTGCCCCCAGGGTTACAGTGTCGAGAGCCCGGAGGTCTGATTCGCTGTATCCGTACCGTCTGAGCCGGAGGCAGGCGAACCGGAAGTCGCGGAGTCGCCGTTCGCGTCCGCGCGCTTTTTTTTGAGCGCATCGCGGGCGGCCGTCAGTTGGCGGTAATCGTCGCTGTCCATGTCCCGCAGCAGGTCATAGGTGATAGCCTCTTTCGGGAGAGTGCCGAGCGCATCCAGACAGGTGGCCATCAGCGCCACGCCGAAGCCTGCATCCGGCACGCCGGACTCCGAGGCGTCGATTTCGTCTCCGACCGTGGGCAGATGCAGGGTAAAATCCCGGTGTGTCTCGCCGTTATACACAATCCCCACGCTCAGGGTGCCGGTGGTGTTCAGTGAATCGGTCATCATTATTCCTCAATACGGTTCAGGGCAAAGCCGGTGATACTCACCCGCGCTTCGTTGTCCACGTTGTACTCGTCACCCACCGTCTGCACGGTAAAGTTCTGGTACGTGATGGTCTTGTCGCCGCCGTCCTCGGGAAACAGCGTCAGTTTTGCGTCCACGATGTTTTCCCAGATGAAGGTGCGGCCTTTGGGCTTGACTGCCTCCAGCGTCAGGTTGTACGTCGCGATGCCGTTGACGTGCCCGCGCGCACGGCCGGTGGAGTTCATGGTCTTCACCAGCTTGCGTCCGGTGTCCACCGTCGGGCTGACGCGGGTCACCTCGATTTCCGTGCCGTTTACTTCCAGCACAATCGGTCCAATGTAGACATCTGCCATTAGTTCTCTCCTCAGTACAGGTAGACCGTGCCGGTCAGGATATGCAGGCCGCGCACAACCGGGGCCGGGATGCCCACGTCCGCACGGGTCCGGTCCTGTGCGTTGCGGGTGACGGTCACCTGGTTTTTGTACGTGTCGATATCTTCCACCCACTCCAGCCTTTCCATGGCATACAGCACATCCAGCGTCTCCGAGCGGATTTGCTGCAGCCTGCGGTCGGTGAGTTTCCCCCCGTTCGGGAAGCGCTGCGACATCCTTGTGCGCCACGCCAGCCGGATGGCATCCAGGGTGCGGATGGTGGTGATATCCAGCAGGGTGTCATCGTCCGTGCCAGCCGCGTTCTTAACGTAGGTACTGATGGCGCGAACCAGCTGTACCCGGCTGCCCTGCACCCGGAACGGCGTCAGGCCGTTGTGCAGGGCTTTCTCTTCCTCTGTGCGCATCGGCCAGGCGGACTGGGGCGTGATATCCAGGCCGATAAGCGCCCGGTTATCCAGCGGCTCAGACGGGTCGTCCTCGCTGATGACGGTTGCCCCGTACACTGCGGCGATTTCGCCGTTGCTGCAGAGCGAACCGTTATGCCAGCCTGTGGTGGTCCGGGCGGCATTGACCGTGCTGGTCAGCGTAGTACCCGCCGCCAGCGTGCCGCGCCAGCCGGTCACCCCGATGGCCCCGCGCTGCTCTACCGGGCCGGAGACCTTGTCCAGATGGGTGGACAACGCTTTCATGGTGGTATCAGTGCTGTAAGGCATCACGATCACCGTATGCCCGGCACTGAAGATGGCGGCCAGCGCCGGGGCGATATCCGGGTCACCGACACCGCCCGCCATCGGCTTCATCGCCCCGGTAATACCGTCCGCCGTGATGCTGAGTACCAGCCCGATTTCATTCCCGCAGGTACCCTTGTGGCAGGCCGTCAGCGCGATGCCTCTGACTTTAGGCGGATTAACGTCAAAAGTGACGGGAGCCACATCCCCTGTTTCTGCCTTCAGCGGCAGGTCTGCGCGGGCCGCGATGGCTCCCACCAGAGTATCCATCAGGTCAATAGCCCGGTCACCCGGCGATACCGCTGCCGCCACGGTGATGTCGGCCACCTGCAGGCGAACCTGACCTGACGTTGCGGCCGTCCCGCTCAGTATCAGCGTGGCGGTGGCCGCCACGCCTGCCCCGTCATCATCGAGCGCACAGACCGCCAGTTGCAGGTTGCTGTTAGCATTTATGGCTTTCGCCACCATCCGGTGAGCCTGTGAGCCACGACCAAACCAGAGCGCGGCGGCTTCCGCGCTGTACACATCCACTGGCGTGAGTGCGTTCACCGTGCCGGTGGTCAGACGCTGGGCGAGGATCACCATGTACTGCTCCCCGGCGGCGAGCGTGCGGCCCGCGCGGGAATAATCAAATCCCACATAGGTGCCCGGTACGCGGGTGGAGGCCGGAATAATGTCACTCATCCGTCAGTCCTCTTGTTTATCGTTGTTGGTGGCCAGAGTATCGGCACCCGTTTCAGTCCCCACAGCCGCCTTTCGGGCTGGCAGGGAGGGCGTTGTGTTTTTTTCGGCGGGTACTGCAGGTTCAGGGGCCGTGCCCGATGGCGCGGGGGCCGGAGCCGGAACCAGATCACCTTCATGCAGTCGGCGCAGGTAGTACACCGAACCGTCAACGACATCCACCGGATCGCCGTCGGTGATGTAGCGCCGGGCATCGTCTTCAAGGGGCACTTTCAGCCCCGGACGGGCAATAACCATCATGGTGTAATTCCTCAGAGTAACGGGCCGTCTTCAGCGGCATCAGATTCAGGTTCGGGTTTGGCAGGGACCAGCACCGTATCATCCGCCACGGGCTGGCCCTGAAGCTGCCAGGCCGCATGCGTGGCCCGGTGCTCCGGTGGGGCATCATCCAGCTGGCCTTCCCACAGCACAAAGTCGTGGTCAGGGTGGGTGTCATACTCGGGCGCTACCGGCCAGCGTCGGTTTTCAAGCACATCTTCGTACCAGAACGTGGTGAACAGGCACTCGTACATCCCGATGGCCTTTTCACCCAGCACCTTCCCGGTCACCATTTTCACGGTGGCGGGCACCAGACGTCCGATATCCAGCCCCAAATCCTGCCCGGAGAGCAGGCGGCGCACCGCCCGCACCAGGCGATAACAGCCGGGTTCATCCGTGCGGACGTCGCCGTGCCGGACCGCCTCGTTTTCCCGCACATTGTGGTCGGCGACAAACACCGCAAAGTTCGCGGTGACCTTATAGCGGGTGCGGCGGGTGTCGTGGGGCTGGCTGCCAGTGATACCGGTGAAGGTCACGAACGCCCCCGGCAGGCAGTCCAGGATACTGCCAATGTCATCGGTCATGACGTCCCACGACATCACCTCCGAAACCGATATCCCGAGCCCCGCCTGAAGGCGTTCACAGATGGCATCTTCAATGGCGATAATCATCAGTAACACCCTCCACCCGTGCGGTTGCGGCTCCACAAATCCTCGCCGCCGCTGTAAAACACCACATCCGGGGAGGACGGCTCCACGGTCTGTCCATCTTTAGTGGCGCTGCCAAGGGTGATTTTCCCGTCCGCCACCCGTTTCAGCCAGGCAATCGCATCGTCATAGCGGATGCGCATTTCCTCCGTGGTCTGGTGCTCCGTGCCCACCATCAGAAAACGGGCGATATCGCAGCAGTAATCCCGCAGCGCCCCAGGCACATCGCTGAGTGGCAGGCTGTAGCGTGCCCCCAGGTATGAGTCGATGCGGTCGCTGGCCGACTGCAGGTGGCGGGCAATGCGGGTGGTATCCGGCGCACCCACGCCTCGCCTTGCTGAAACACCGGTCGCATCCCGCTCGGTGAAATACGCGATATAGTCCTCAGGAGTGGCGTAAGTCATGGTCTCAGCCCTTGCCGGTGGAGCCGTGAATCATCTGCCACAGACCGAAACCTGCCGATCCGCGCGCCTCAGCCCCGAACTTCAGCTTTTTGCGCATAAACACATCCGGGTTGTTCATGTCCTGCTGGGAGACAAAGACCGGCTTCTTACGCTGCTGGAAAATCAGCGGCTTGATGGCACGGCTGGTGTCCATCAGGAACCAGGCGTCATCGTCGGTCAGCCACGGCACCACGAGAACTTTGGCGGTGCCCTTGTAGATGTTGGTCTTCCCGTCATCCAGACGTTCGGCGGTCATCAGGGCGTTGGCCGTGTCTTCCAGCGCCGGGGGCACGACGAGCAGCGTCGGGCGAACGTTCAGCGGACGGCCTTCCGTGTCTTTCATGTTACGCAGTACCGTGCGACCTTTGCCATAGGAGGCTTTCGCTTTGTCCAGCGACTCGGCAGACAGCGGGGCTGTACCCTGGTTGCTGACCAGGATGACTTTGCCCGCTTTGTCCGTGCCGTTTGGGTGCTTCTCCGACACAAACGGCTGGCCGTCATAGCATTTCTTGCTGAAAGCCTCGTTCAGCGCTTCAAAGACCAGCTCATCCGGCCACTGCTTCGCGCTGAAGCCTGCCTCCTGCGCCTGCGGGGCATAAATCCCGAGCTGGTCGTCTTCGAGGTCATCCCGGTCCACCTCCACCGTGGCTTCAAAGGATTTATTGGGCAGCGTATAGTTATGCTGGGTCAGGGATTTGACCACTTTATCGCCCACCCACTCACGCAGGCGCGGGAAGCGGTCCAGCCAGGCATAGCTGTTTTCGCGTGTGGTGGACGGCACCAGCGTAGCCACCTGGTCCCACATGGACGGTGAGGCGTCAAACGCCTTGTTAAAGGTGGATTTCAGCGCTACAAACAGCGCGGTGAGGTTGCCTTTATTCAGGATCATCGTTTCTTTCCTTATTCAATCCAGACGCCATCGCTTTCCAGCAGAATGACGGTGCCCGCTTTGGAGCGCTTGGCGCCACCGTCGGTGCCGGTCAGGGTGCGGTTATCCAGTACCCAGACGCGTTTCCCCACGTGCGCCTGGACAATGGTCCCGTCGTTACGCCAGCGGAACGCTTTATTGCGGCGCATCAGGACCGATATTGCCCCGTCGTTACCGGCGGTATTGTCGGCCCGCGTTTCCGCGCGCCCGGCCCAGACCAGATCAACCGCTTCTTTCCCGCCTACGGCAAAACCTTCAGTGTTGACGCAGACGATGGTCCCGGCGGGGATCAGTTCCCCCTTTGCCACCGGGACAGGGGTCAGCTCGCCGTCGCGGTACGGGGCATCAAAATCAGTTTTTTGCTCTTCAGTCAGCGCCATGGCCCATCTCCTTCGCCAGTTCTCCGGCAAATGCCTTCTCATCCAGACCTGCAAACTGGCTGCAGATCGCCACTGCATCGCCGCTCAGAGTGGCGTTGCCTTTATCGTCCAGGTTCAGGCCCTGACTCTGCAGGCGGGAGAGTGCGGCCACCGGCTGTCGGGCCGCCACCATTTTCTCCAGCAACGCAAAATCGGTTTGACCCAGCTCACGCAGATTGTCCTCATCTGCCCCCCGGAACACGCGCCCGTCGCTGAGCGCCGCTGTCAGGAGCTTGTCCACGCGGTCACCCTGAAACTGGGTGGAAAGTGCGGCAAGCTTCGTGCGCAGGTCATCCACCACCGCCACCGGCACATATTTTGTCGGGTCAGGTTTGTGATTTCCCGCCGCCACGGACAGGGCGGCAATCTGCGTCTGACCGTCCTGGATGGACTGGTCTTTCTGCAGCAGCAGGGCCTTATGTGCCTCTATCATCGCGCTGAGGCTGGCGCAGTTCGTCGCCTTCATCTCGCCGTCCCGCAGCGCCGCAATGGCGGCCAGGATAGCGTTCTCATCGCCTTTGTCGCCAAGACCAAAGATGGCACAGAGCGCAAGGCGCAGGTTCTCGTTCATCGGTTTCTCTCCGTTATCAAAAAACATCAGGGAAGCGGCCGCGACCGGGCGCATCCCGTCCAGCACCGGCATATTGGTGAGCGCGGCATTAATAAGCTCCCGAACCATGCCCTGCTCGTCATACCCAAAGGTGGGGGAGACATAGCGGTACTCATCAGCCGCGATAAGTGCCGCCGCCCTGGCGGTCCACTGCACATCGGCATACAGGCCCTCACCGTCAACCCACACCAGGTTACTGAACCAGCCTGCTGCCGGAACCGGGCCGCTGGCACCGGGGGCATTCAGCGACTGGTGCTCATAGTCGAACAGATAGGCATTGACCTTACTGGCCGCCGCCTCAATCAACTTTTGCGCGAGCGCCGCATCCAGATACCAGCGCTGGCTGCCATTTGCCGGGCCAAACCAGCCCGCCGGGAACAGCTGCACGCGGGCGGTGTTCGCTTTATCGATAGTGGCCAGCGAGGCGGTGGCAAATTTCCACATGGAAGGTCGTGTCCCTGAGTTGTGTTCTGCAGGCAGGGTAACGCCCACCAGGAGGCGCAAACAGTTGCGCAGGCGAAGCAGATAAAAAGGAAACAGAAAGGACGTACCGGGGAAAACCGAAGGAGAGAGACGAAACGGGAGACCAGACCCCGTTTAAAACCCGTTTAAATCGCGTCAGACTGATTTAAATAACGCGCAGGCATACCACGTTACCCGCAAACAGTCGTAAACGCCACAGGGGGTGTTACAGGCGCTCATTCGTTTCCGGTCATAAACGCGATGACGGCCTGCTGTATTTCCTCGAGGTCGCGGTCGGTCAGCGTCAGGAACGGACGCGCCGGAATATCCGACCCCGGATGGTTGACCTTCTTCGCATAGCGACCGTTGAAGCGCAGCGCCTGCCGGTTGCGGGGGCGGATTTCATGGGGGCGGGTTTTGCCCCCCTGGTTCTGGATACGGGCATATACCACGTTGGTGCCCACCACGGCGGTGTCGTTGTCATGCCAGGGGGTGATGGAGCCGTGCAGATGCCGGGTGTGCATCAGCGGCT